AATTATTAATGGAGAAATTAATTCTGTAAATATTCAGTATGGTGGAAAAGAATATTATTCAATTCCAGATTTAATTATAGAAGATTATTCTGGTTCTGGATCCGGTGCAGATCTAAGACCCGTGATTGCAAATGGAAAAATATCAGATATTAAAATAGTTAATAGTGGAATAGGATATTCTTCCACATCGACAATAATTAAAGTCAAATCTTCAGGATCAAATGCAGTTTTTGATACCAAAATTAGATCACTGACAGTTAATCATAATCAAAAATTTGGAGATGAGTTTTTATTCGAAAGAGGAAATGAACTACATTATTCTGTTTCGGGATACTTTGAAAAGTTAAGAACATCATTTAATGATAATGGATCTGTATCTAAAATAATTGGATGGTCCTATGATGGAAATCCAATATATGGACCATATGGATATACGGATCCAGAAAATTCAAATTCAATACCCAAACTTTTATCTTCAGGGTATGAATTAGAAGTAAATAATATTATCGATAGACCTGAATTTCCTGCTGGATTTTTTGTTGAAGATTATACATATACAAATTCTGGAGATTTGGATGAAAATAATGGAAGATTTGGAAAAACTCCAGAATTTCCAAATGGCGTGTATGCATATTTTGCAACTCTAGACTCAGTTTCAAACCCAAAATTTCCATATTTTATTGGAGATAAGTATAGAACAAATACATTAGAAGAAAATTTAACACTCGACCAATCATTTGATTTTAATAATTCAGATTTACTTCGAAATACTTTACCATATAAGATTTCCGATGATTATGCGGATAATGATTTTATCATTGAAACAAGTGAATTTACAAATCAAGAATCTGTTGTCGAATCTGTAACAAGTGGAAATGTAAATGAAATTAATATCATAAATCCTGGATCAAATTATAAAGTAAATGATGTTTTAAACTTTGATGATAAAAATACTGGTGGTGGAGGACTAATTGCAAGAGTTTCCTCAATATCCGGAAAGGATATTGTTAAATTAGACACAACTGTACAAACTTATGAAAATTCAATTTTTACTTGGAATAATGATAATCAAATAAAAGTTACAATTTTACCTTATCATGATCTATCAAATGGAGATTTTGTTGTAATTTCAGGATTTTCAACAAGTTTAAATAAATTAAATAATTCTTATAAAATTGGATTATCATCTTATTATTCTAATGTTTTAAAAAATATTCCAAGCTCAACCGCAGGATTTTCGACAGAAATTTATATTACTCAAATTCCAATAAAAGTTTCAGTCGGAAGCAGTATTTCAATTGGTTCTGAAAAATTGAAAGTTTTAGAAGTATTTGAAAATCTTAATATAATTAAGGTTCAGAGAGGATCTACAGGAATATCACATACAGCAACAACAACAATAAATTTTATTCCAGATTCATTTACAATTTCTCAAAAAATAGATTATTTTGATTCAAAAGTTAATAATAAAGTATTTTTTAATCCAACCCAATCTGTTGGTGTAGGAACAATTGCAGGAATTACAAGTTCGATAACATTTAAATTTGGAGATTCTAATATTACGAGAATTGTTCCAACTCAAGGAATTTATATAGAAAATCACCCATTTGCACATAATGAATATGTAGTATTAACCTTACCAAGTCCTATTTCAATATCAACTTCACCTACAGGAAATGAATTTAGTATTCCTACCAATGTATATGTATCAAATAAAAATAAAAATACTATAGGAATTAAGACAAATCTTACTTCATCAGAGATATATTTTAGAAACAATGGTGATAATAATAACAATTATTCAATTGAAAGTCAGTATTCTCAAATAAAAGGAAGAGTGGAACGAATTAAATCAGTAGTTTCAGTATCAACCTACCACGGATTAATTAATAATGATGTTATAAACTTAGAAGTAAAACCAAATCTTTCGGTCGGAGTTGGAACATCAGTTTCAGTATATGTTAAAAGATATTTAAATACCGGAAATATTTTAATTAATCCAATAGGATTTAATTCAACTGGAATTAATACATCTACAAATACAATTACAATTAACTCTCATAATTTAAAAACAGGAGATAAAATATTATATTCTTCTAATGTACTTCCCTCCGGATTGACTACAGATTTTTATTATGTCTATAAAATCAATGATAATAGTATAAAACTTTCACAGACTTATCTTGATTCTAAAAATAGTCCACCATCAATAGTGAGTATTGCAAGTACGGGTGGATCAAATCAATCAATTTCACTTGTAAATCCTCAAATTAAGATAATTAGAAACAATAATTTGGTATTTAATTTATCAGATTCATCACTTTCTGGATACAAATTTAAACTTTACTATGATAAAAATTATAAAAATGAATTTGTATCAATTGCAACAACATCAGCATTCACATTATCAGGAATAGGAACTGTTGGAGTTTCTTCAACTGCATCTATTACTATTAATTATAATGAAGAGATTCCAACTAAATTATATTATAACTTAGAAAAATTTGGAAGTATTAGTACAACTGATACTTCAGTAAATAATTATTCGGAGATATTATTTGAAAATAGTGAATATAATTCAACTTATAATATTTCGGGTATTGGATCAACAACATTTAGTATTTCTTTAACAAAAATACCAGAAAAATTAACATATTCACAAAATGAATGTGATATTTTAAGATACAATACAACTTCAATTTCAGCAAAAGGATCTATTCATAAAATTAACATTGTCTCAGGAGGATCTGGGTATAAAAAATTTCCAATATTCATTGGATCAAATTCACAAAATGGAGAAGATGCCTATGTTGTTCCGAAATCAAAAACTATAGGAAATGTCAAAGAACTACGAATTATTAATGAAGGTTTTGAATATTCTTCTGATAAAACTTTACAACCTATTGCATACATATCTCCCCTCATCACAATTAAAAATTCAAATACAATTGATAGTATTACAGTAATTAATGGTGGAAAGGGATATACCGATTCTCCCAATATTTCAATTGTAAATTCAACAACTGGGGAAAAGATTAATAGCGGAATATTGAATGCAAAATTATCAGGAAATTCTATAGATTCTGTAAATATTATACAATATCCCAAAGGTCTTCCAGAAAAAACGGTAAGATTAGTTGCAGAGAATAATACAAATGGAGTTAGTATTCAAAGAATTGAATCTTCTTCAAGTGGAATTTTTACTTGTTATATAACAACTCCGACAATAAATGGAATATCAACTTTCATTACATCCCCATTTAGTGGAGGTGACAAAGTATTTGTAGAAGGAATTATAAAAATAGGATCTAATGGTTCTGGTTTTAATTCTGAAGATTATAATTATCAATTTTTCAATGTAACTAATTATAATAATTCAGGACTTCTTGATAAAGTTACTATTGATATATCTGGTCTAACCACAAACACCGGAATTGCCAAAACAATTCAAGATTCTATTTCAAATATTATAAAAAGTACTGATTATCCAGAATTTAAAGTTTCACAAACTCCTTCATTTTTTAATGTGGGCGAAAAACTTTCTTCAAAAGGAGTTTCAAGAGATTTAAAAATTATTTCAACTAATAATTCCTTTATTAAAGTATTTGGATCTTATAGTCCATCAATCGAAGAAATTATAGTTGGAAATGAAACTGGAAATATCGCAACAATAGATGAAATTACATATAGTGTTGGAAAATTTAAAGTTGATTATTCTGTAGAAAAAAATCTTGGATGGTTTGATGATATTGGAAAATTAAGTCAAGATAATCAAGTAATACCGGATAATGATTATTATCAAAATCTTTCATATACTGTAAAAAGTCCAATTACATATCAAAATTCAAAAACTCAAATTAATAGTCTACTGCATACCAGTGGTCTTAAAAATTTTTCAGACACTGGAATTACATCAACTTCAAAGTCCGGAATATTAACTTCTAGAAATGCAATGTCTGTGGTTTATGATATTATTGAAGAAAACAGAGTAGATACGATTTATGATTTTGATCTTGCGCTTGATATTGATGTTGTTGGAAATTCATCTAAATTTTTAAAATTAAAAACTAAAAAATTATCAGACTACATTGAATGTAAGACTAATGTAGTTTTAAAAATAGATGATATAAGTAGACAATTTTCAAATTTAGATGGAGAACCAAGTGAGTTTATAAATCTAATCGAACTAAATTCTACACCAGATTATAATAATATTTTAGTTAGAGTTTCTAATTATGATAATTCACAGATTCAATTATCCGAACTTATAATTTTAAATGATACAAATAATTCATTTATAGCAGAAAAATCAACTATTGCAAATTCAGGAATAGGTCTTACACATATCCCAGGAGAAGAATATGGATCATTTTCTATAGTCAAAAATGATTCTGGAAAATCCTATTTACAATTTATACCCGATGATCCTTACAGTACAGATTATGATATTAAATTCATTAAAAGTAATTTTAATTCACCAGGTGTCGGGATTGGAACAACTTCAATTGGATTTATTAATTTAACTGGATCTAATATAATAAATGCATCATCTGGAATATCAACTTCAATTATTTCAGTTGATTCATCTAAATTTTCATCATTATATGCGAATGTACAAGTTACTGATTCAACAGCAAATCTAATGAATTTTGTTGAAGTATATTTAAAATATGATGGAACAAATACATATATTTCAGAATATTATTTTGATTCAGAATCTTCAAGTAATTATTCTGGAAATTTTATTGGAACATTTGGATCAAACATTTCTTCTGGAATTTTATCTCTAAATTATAAAAATAATTCAGCAAATATTGTAAATATTAGATCAAGGATTGTTGGGTTTGGAACAACTGCTATTGGAGTTGGAGCACATAGATTTATTTTACCAAATCAAATTGTAGGAAATGAAAGAAGTGCAATATACCAATCAACATATTCATCTACTGTTTCTTCAGCATCTACAATAATATCATTAAATAAGTCGAATTTTAATGCAATTAAATCTTTGGTTGATGTAAGTGTAGGATCTACTAATGCTCTCCATCAGATAATGATGATTCATGATAATAATAACATATATGTTCAGCAATCTCCATTTCTTTCGATTGGAAGTACCTCTGGAATTGGAACTTTTGGTGGAGAATATTCTGGGAATAATTTTGAATTAAAATTCTATCCAGATTCTGGAATAAATTCTGAAATAAAAATTCTTTCATTTAATCAGTGTTTATATTCAACTTTAGATTCTTTAAATATTGCACCAAATTTTACATATGGAACTGTAACAGATTCAATTGATATTATTTTTTATAATGCAATTAATGGAGATAGAATTAATAGACTTGATTTTGATTTGAAAAGTGATGACATTCCAATTTTTGCAAAAACATTTAATCCAGAAGATTCTTTAATATTAAATCCAACAACAGGAGTATTTACGATAGAAAATCACTTCTTCAGCCCTTCAGAAGAACTTATCTATACTCCAAAATCAACTTTTATTGGAGTTGGTGCAAGTTCAGTTGGAATTGGATCAACTCTAAATTCTGTAGGAATCGTAACAACACTATTACCATCGGATGTTTATGTTATTAGAACATCCGAAAATAAATTTAAATTGTCAACAAGAAAAGATTATGCTGCACTAGGAATTGGTGTCACATTTACCTCAGTTGGTTTAGGTAATGTACACCAACTCGAAATGAAAAAGAAGAATGAAAAAGTACTTATTACAATTGATAATATAGTTCAATATCCGTTATTATTTACTCCAATATCTCATAGTTTATCCGAAAATAATGGGCAAATAAGTGCTACTTCTTCAATATTTTCATTAAGTGGAATATCCACAATAGTTCCAAGAGATATTCTCAAAATTGATAATGAATATATGGGAATTATTAATGTTGGTTTAGGTACAACAAGTATTGGACCAATTACAAACAATGGAAGTTTTAACTTAATTGAAGTCAAAAGAGGGTTTGTCGGATCATCTGCAACATCACATACTGATTCTACAGAAGCAAGAATTTATAAGGGATCTTATAATATTGTTAATAATAAAATATTCTTTTCAGAATCTCCAAGAGGAAACCCGCAAATAGAAAGAGATTCAAGTAATTTAATATTTGAAACCTCAGATTTTACAGGAAGAGTTTTCTTAAGAAATAACTATACATCAAATCAAATATATGATGATATTTCATCTAAATTTACAGGAATTGGTAGAACATTTACATTAACTGTTGGTGGTGCAAATACTGTTGGATTAGGATCTACTGGTGGAAATGGAATTTTATTCATAAATGGAGTTTTTCAAACTCCAACAACTTTAAATAATCCTCAAAATAATTTTAAAATTATTGAAAATTCTGGAATATCAAGTGTTATATTTTCAGGAATTACTAGTTCAAATTCTGACATAATACTTACTTCGGAATTTGATGTAAATCAAAATCAAACACCAAGAGGAGGAATTATAGTATCTTTGGGATCTTCTTCAGGTCTTGGATATGCACCTCTTGTTGGAGCAAATGTATTTGGAAAAGTCGGTGTAGGTGGTAGTATTATTAGTATAGTTAGTACGGCAACTACTGGATCAGCATTTGCAATTAGTACAGCAACATATCATAAAACAACAGGATTGTTAGATGTTACAACTACAACTCCACACCAATTTGCATATACAAATGTAAAGCAAGTTACATTAATTGGTCTTCAATTTTCTTGTCCGGTAAATGAATCATTTTTAACTACAGTAACAACTACTGGACAAACTGTCGGAATCGGATCAACTGTAATTTTTGTAGATTCTGTGTCAGATGTTTCGATAGGAAGTTCTATTTCTATTACTGGAAAACTTACAAATATTCCTGTTGTTTCTGTTGGAAATACCTTTGTAAGAATTGGTACATCATCCACGATTGGATCAACAATTGGTTCCGGTATTGCTGTTACATTTAGTACTCATTATTCAGGAATTACTACAACTATATTTCCAGAGGGTGTTACTGGTATAGGAAAAACATTTACAATAAAATCAATTGGTACTACAACATCTTTTACCATCGATGCCGGTATATCTACTATTCCTCATAATTATGTTGGTCAAGGAACTGTATTTTCTTTTTATGGTGACCTTACACCAGGATCTGGATATAACGGAATTGTTGCTATAGGAGTTTCAGTATATCAAAGTGGTCATATTGGAGATACTGCAATCATAACTGCATCAGTTGGAGCAGGCGGAACACTTTCCTTTACTGTTGGTGCTGGAGGAACTGGATACACAAATCCACAAATATTTGTATCTGAACCTTCATATGAAAATTTAAATGTTGTTGGTGTATCAAGATTGGGAATTGGTGCAACAACAAAAACTGGAATAGGACTTTTACTAAATGTTGAAGTTGGTGCAAGTTCAACTACAGGAATTGGATCAACATATTTTGAGGTATCAAAATTCAATATTTCAAGACAAGGATATTCATTCCAAAGAGGTGATGTATTTAAACCAGTTGGATTAGTGACTGCAAAGGGTTTGAATTCTCCATTATCCGAGTTTAAATTAACAGTTATTGACACATTTTCTGACTCTTTCGCTGCGTGGCAGTTTGGACAATTTGATTTCATTGATTCAATTAAGAACTATCAAGACGGTGTTAGAACTAGATTTTCATTATTTTATAATGATGAATTATTGAGTTTTGAAAAATTAGAAGGTTCTATAGTCAATCTTTCTAATGCTTTGTTAATTATTATAAATGGTGTGATTCAAGATCCAGAAACAGCATATGTATTTGATGGTGGAACAAGTTTTGCATTCACAACTGCACCAAAAACTGAAGATAATGTTGCAATATTTTTCTATAAAGGTACTGCCGGTGATGATACTTCGGAAATTAATGATATAAAAGAAACTTTACAAAGAGGCGATGTTGTACAGGTTTTGAAAAACAATTCAATTTCAAAAACAATAACACAAGATAAGAGAACAGTATTTGATATATCTGGATCGGATAGATTTGAAACCAATTTATATTCTAAACAAGGAGTAGATTCTAACAATTACAAACCATTAAGTTGGATTAAACAAAAAGTTGACCAAAAAATTAATGGAGAATTATTTTCTAAAAGTCGAGATTCTCTTGAATCTTTGGTATTCCCAACTGCAAAAATTATTGGAGATTTTTCAACCACAGATCAGTATATATTTGTAGATAATGCAGATTTCTTTACTTATGGAAATACAGGATCTACAGATGCTTTAATTGTTTCTAGTTCTCTTGATCCAGTATCGGCTGGGATAACAGCGGTTGTTTCTGGATTAGGTACAGTACAATCACTTATTATCAATAATCCTGGTAGTGGATATACTGGAAATTTAGTAACATTAAAAATTTCTCCACCTCCAGTAATACTAGAAAAAATAGGAGATGTAATAGTGGGAGTAGGGTCTACGGCAATCGCAACAATCACAGTTGGTGCTGGAGGGACATTAACAACACCAATAACAATAACTAATCCCGGTTTTGGTTATTTAACCTCAAGAAATAATTATCATCCATTCCCAACTGATGGATATGCCTGGGCAACTCAACAAGGAAATACTCAGTTTAGATCAATTATATCACAAGATAACAACGTATCTGCCGGATCTACTCTTGGTAATACACCATTACAAATGATTGTAACTGGAGATGATCCACATATAATAACTTATAACTCACCAACTTATAATATAGCCCTTGCTACTATAGGACAAACTTGGACTTTCAGTGTTTATGCAAAGGCAAACGAATTAACAACTGGTGAATTATTTCTTTTTGAAGCAAATTCATCTGGTGTGTATATAGATTTTACTATGGTTACAATAGATATTAAAACAGACTGGAAGAGATTTTCAATTACGAGACCTATTATCAATAGTAATACTTCTTTTGTTCAGGTAAGAGTTGATGGTACTCCTAATTATGATTCTGGTAATGGTAAAATTATTTGGTGGGATGGATTTCAAGTAGAACGAAGTTCAACCGTAGGTATATTTACATCTGGATCAACTACAACGGCTTTAAGTATACCAAAAGTTATTGCACCACTCCCAGATCCAATATATGAAAATATATCAACAATTAATACTAATACAATCACTGGATTTAGTGGAATTATTACTGGAATTACTACCACCGAAGGTATTGGTGGAAATCCATTGGCACTTAAATTTAATTTAACTGGACCATCAGGTTATTCAGGACTTCAAATAGGATATCCAATTTATATTTTTGATACAAGAATTGGAAGTGGTCTAACTTCTATTAACAATTCAAATTCTGCAATAGTTGGAATAGGAACAACATTTTTAGATAATATTTACATCATCTCTGCATTTTCTTCAAGTGGAACTTCTGGAATTATTACTTGTAACATATTATCAACAACATCGGTAGTTGGATTGGCATCTACTGGAAACACATCAAATCCCGTTGGAAAATACTCTTGGGGAAAACTATCTGGATTTAGTCGATCAAGTTCTCCAATTTCTATAGGAGTAACAGGAAATACTATTGATGTTGGATTATCAACATTCCCAACAATACAAAGAAGAAAATCTGGTCTTAGAAAGACTGGAGCACTTTCTAAACTCTTATAAATATCTAAAAATAACAATATGGCAGCAATAGTAACAGATCAATTTAGAATATTAAATGCTAGTAATTTTATAGACTCTGTTTTAGACAGTAACAATTCTTATTATGTTTTTTTAGGACTATCTAATCCGACAAACACTGGTTTTGGAAGAACAACAACTTGGGATACTAATATTCCAAATCCAATTGATAATCTTGAGTATTCTTCACATTACAAAGATACTGCATTATTTGGAAAAAAAATTACAAGTAGTAATATTAGAAGAGTTATAAGAAATGTTACTTGGACTTCTAATACATCATATGATATGTATAGGCACGATTATAGTATTTCTAATCCTGCACCAAATTCTAACCTCTCTAGACTATATGATTCAAATTTTTATGTAATTAATAGTGATTATAGAGTTTATATTTGTATAGATAATGGATCCTATGGACCCTCTTCAGAAAATTCAAAAGGAAATAAATCACTAGATGAACCAACTTTTACAGATTTAGAGCCTTCTGTGGCAGGTGAAAGTGGGGATGGATATCGTTGGAAATATTTATTTTCTGTTTCACCAAGTGATATCATAAAATTTGATTCAACAGAATATATTGTTGTTCCTAATGATTGGAAAACTTCCACAAATAGTGAAATTGTAAGTATTCGTGAAAATGGATATTCGAGTTCTACAAATCCAAATCAAATTAAACAGGTATATATTGCAAATGGTGGAGAAGGATATGAATCAGGAATTTTTGATATTCTTGGGGATGGTATTGGGGCAAAAGTATCAATTACTGTTGACACTAGTAAAAAAATTACATCTACACAAGTTACTGCAGGAGGTTATGGATATACATGGGCAATAGTTGATCTTAAACGAGTAGGATCTATACCAAATCCAGCAAAATTAATACCAATCATTCCACCATCAAAGGGACATGGTTATGATATTTACACAGAATTGGGAACTGATAAAATATTAATCTACGCAAGATTTGATGATTCTACAAAAGATTTTCCAACTGATACAAAATTTTCACAGGTTGGAATTATAAAAAATCCAACAATACCATCTTCAGATTCTGTTATTTTTACTGAAAATCAATATTCAACTCTTTCAGGAATTGCATTTACTTCAGGATTTTCCGGATCTCCATCAATAGGACAGGAAATAACGCAAACTCTTTCTGGACAAATTGGAACTGCCAGAGGTTATGTTGCATCTTATGATAAAGAAACAAAAGTTTTAAAATATTTTAGAGATAGATCATTATATTTTGAAAATTCTTTAAAAATAGATCAAACTGATTATAATAAGGTATCTTCAGAATCTAAAGTTCTTTCTTTTGAATCTTCTGCAGAAAATATTGTAGGATCTTCTCCTTCATTTACCTCTTCTATTGATACTACATTTGCAAGTAACAGTAATAAAATAACAGTTGGTGGAAAAGTTATAGATTTGGGAGTAACTTTCACGGGAGGACTTTCAAATCCAGAGATAAATACAAAGTCAGGAGAAATAATTTATATTGATAATCGTCCTTTGGTGACAAGGGATATTCGACAAAAAGAAGACATTAAAATTATTCTAGAATTCTAACTAAAAATGGCACAAAAAACAGATTTAAATATTAGTCCATATTATGATGATTTTGATTCTGAAAAAAATTTCTATAAAGTTTTATTTAAACCAGGATATCCTATACAGGCAAGAGAACTAACAACATTACAATCTCTTTTACAAGATCAGGTAAAATCTTTTGGTGGTCATATCTTTAAAGAAGGATCGATGGTGATTCCTGGAAATATTGCATATGATGGAAATTTTAATTCAGTCAAACTAAATTCAAGTAATTTTGGAGTTGATGTTTCTCTTTATATTAAAAATTTTATTGGTAAGAAAGTAACAGGTCAAATATCAGGAACAACCGCAACAATTCAATTTATTGCTTTTCCTGATGATATTAATGTTGATGACTTAACAATATATGTCAAATATATAGATTCTGATAATAATTTCGAATTTAATCCATTTGAGAATGGTGAATCATTAATTGCAGATGAAAATATAACATATGGAAATACTACAATTAATGCAGGAACACCATTTGCATCTTTATTGTCATCGAATGCAACATCTATAGGTTCTGCAGCATCCATTGGAGACGGTGTATATTTTATTAGAGGTTACTTTGTTAATGTTTCGAAACAAACCATAATATTAGATAATTATACAAATGTAGCATCATATAGAGTTGGATTAAAAATTGATGAATTGATTATCGGAGCAAAGGATGACTCTTCATTATATGATCCATCCAAAGGATTTACAAATTATGCGGCACCGGGCGCAGATAGATTTAAAATAAATTTAACACTAACTAAAAAATTATTATCTGATTTCAATGATACAGATTTTATTGAGTTATTGAGAGTTGAAAATGGAAAAATTAAAATAATTGAGTCAAAAACGCAATATAATATAATTAAAGATTATATGGCACAAAGAACATACGATGAATCTGGTGATTATACAGTTTCTCCGTTTAATGTATCTGTTAATAATTCTTTAAATGATAGATTGGGCAATAATGGTTTGTTTTTTGATACTGAAACAACCGAACAGAATAATAAACCATCAGAAGATTTGATGTGTTTAAAAATATCTCCAGGAAAGGCTTATGTTAGGGGATATGATATAGATAAAATTTCAACTACAATTATTGATGTTAATAAATCAAGAGATACTGAATCTGTTAAACAGGTAAATATTCCTTTCGAAATGGGAAATAGTATAAGAGTTAATAATGTATCAGGAACACCCAAAAGCGGACTTGATATAAATTTAATAGATAGATTTAAATCCGAAGCAGGTATTACAACTATTGGAATAGCAAAAGTATATAATTTTAATTTAACTGATTCCGCCTACACTGGAAATACCACTAATTGGGATTTGTATTTGTTTGATATTCAAACACATACACATATTACTCTAAATCAACTAATTTCTGATGCTGATTTACCGGCAACATCATATGTAAAGGGTAAAAGTAGTGGAGCCAGTGGATTTGCGGTAGTTGCCGGTGGAAATTCTTCCATAATTAGATTAAAACAAACTTCTGGAACATTTTCAGTTGGTGAGCAATTACTTATTAATGGATTAGATTTCCCAAGATCAATTAAATCTGTAATAACATATTCCACAGAAGATATTAAATCAGTACAACAACCAACCTCAATATCAGAATTATCTGCAGCATTCACTTCAGATTGCTTACTTGAAAGATTTAGATTTCCAAATAGTGTTGTTGGAATTGCAATCAGTACTGTCTCTGGAACAACCACTGTAAGTAGTCCTGGAAAAGTATTTACTGGAGTAAAGGTTGGATCAATTATTAGATACCAATCTACTAATATCGATGAAACCTTTAATAGAGTAACTGCAGTTTCTTCCACCGGAACATCACTAACAATTGCAGATATTACAGGAATTTCTGGAATATTTAGCGGTGCTCATGTAGATGGAAATTATAATGCATTTATTGGCGCTCCTATTATAAGAAATGAATCTCGGGGATTTTTATATTCAAGATTACCAGATTCTAATATTTCTTCAGTAAATCTTTCGGATTCTTTATTATCAATTTCCCATCAAATAACTGGTGTAAGTGTAAGCGATAATGTACTAACACTTACACCAGCAAATATTGTTGGAATTAGTAGTGCATTTTTTGCAGCATTTGATGAAGAAAGGTATTCAGTGCATTATGATAATGGAACAACATCAAAAATAACTTCAGATCAATTTGTTTTGAACTCTGGAACAGTAACTATTAGTGGATTACCTAATGGTAGCGTTGTAGTAAATACAACTTTAGTCAAAAATGGAATTCAGAGTAAGGTAAAAACTTATAATAGAAGTCAAACTTTAACTGTAGGAAAATCAAAATATCCACAATCAGGAACAGGAAGTAATAATTCAATTGATGATGGTCTTACATATAATCAATATTATGGTCTAAGAATTCAAGATGAAGAAATATCATTAAATTATCCTGATGTTGTAAAGATAATATCAGTATATGAATCATTTGATTCTTCTGCACCAGTTTTAGATAAAATTGAATTTAGTTCAAGTGCTAATGTAACAACAAATGCTATCGTTGGCGAGAATATTCTTGGAAACACTAGTAAAGCAGTGGCAAGAGTTGTTTCAAATATACCAGAAGAATCGAATTTTTTGAAAATTGTATATTTAAATTCTGAAAGATTTTTAGAATCAGAATCAATCGTATTTTCAGATTCAAACATAAAAACAGAAATACAAACTATTACTCCAGGAAAATATAAAGATATCACCAATTCTTTTACTCTTAATAAGGGTCAAAAAAATCAATATTATGATTATTCTAAAATTGTTAGAAATGCCGGAACTCCAGAACCATCAAAATCTTTATTGGTTATATTTGATTATTATTCAGTTCCATCAAATGATTCTGGAGATGTTTTTACCGTTTTAAGTTATGATAAAGAAAGATTCACTCATGATGTACCTTCTATTGGACCAAGATCAGTAAGAGCTTCGGATACTTTAGATTTTAGACCAAGAGTTTCTACATTTTCTACTAATGATAAATCTCCATTTGATTCATCAGCAAGAACTTTTAGCACATATTTAACTTTATCACCAAATGAAAGTTCTTTAATTGGATATGATTATTATTTGGCAAGAATTGATAAACTATATTTGGATAAAATTGGAAATTTTATATTAGAAAAAGGAATATCATCCAAAAATCCAAAGGCATCGAATAAAAATGATGCGGTAATGGAAATAGCAACAATTAAATTACCACCATATCTTTACAATCCACAAAATGCTATTGTCACTTTAATGGACAATAGAAGATATACAATGAGAGATATTGGATTAATTGAAGATAGAGTTGAAACTCTAGAAAGATTAACCTCACTTTCTCTATTGGAAGTAAGTACTCAGACTTTACAAATTCAAGATTTTGAAGGAAATAATAGATTTAAGAGTGGATTTTTTGTAGATGATTTTAAAAATTATCAATTTATCAATAATCAATTGTCTAATATTAGGGTTAATCCAGAAGCACAGGAATTAACTCCAATTTTAAGTCGAAATTCTTTAAAATCACAGATTGCTTCGGCAATTTCAATAATTGATGAAGAAATAGATTTTTCGCAAAATTTTGAATTACTAGATTCAAATGTTCAAAAAACAGGAAAGGCAGTAACTCTTAAATATGAATCAGTTGGATGGATAGAACAGGCATTTGCAACAATAGTTGAAAATGTAAATCCATTTAATGTAACTGTTTATTCTGGAGATATTAAACTAAGTCCAGAAATTGATAATTGGGTTAGAACAGTTCAACTTCCTGATAAAAATGTAGATATAACATTAAACTCAAGCAGAACTCTTACGAATAATTTAACTAGTAATGTTTTTGTAGAACTAACTCCAGTTCAAACACAATCATCTAGTACTGTGTTTTTACCCGATAATGCAGCAGGCCGAGGTAATTTTGAAGAAGTTGTGGGGACAGATTCTTCAATAACATCATCAGTTTCTAGAAACACAACATCCGCAATTACTTCAAATACAGTATCAGATACTGTAGGAAACACTGATACTACAATAAGAAATGTTTTAATTTCTTCATCAAGTGAATCATTTATGAGATCTAGAAATACTGGATTTTCTGTATCTAATTTAAAAGCATCTACACAATTTTATCAATTTCTTGATGGAAATAGTGGTATTGATTTTATCCCAAAATTGGTTGAAATATCAAATTCAAAAACATTAGAAAATTATGGCGCATCCGGAGCATTTTCTATTGGAGAAACTGTTATTGGAACTTATGGGGGAAATAATTTAATTTATTTTAGAGTTGCATCTCCAAATCATAAATATGGAAAATATAATTCTCCTTCCACAACATATACAGTAAATCCCTATGTTAAATCAGAAACCATACCATCTGCATATAGTCAATCATCAAAAGTTTTAAATATTGATACCATTTCATTATCTGAAGAGGCTCAAGGAAAATATTCTGGATACTTGATTAATGGTATGCAATTAGTCGGTCAAACCAGTGGTTCGGTTGCGTATGTAAAAGATCTTAGATTAATTTCTGATAATTTTGGAGATTTAATCGGAGCATTTTTTATCCGAGATCCAAATTCAATTCCAACACCAACTGTTAGAATTTCTACAGGAACTAAAACATTTAAACTGTCTTCAAGTTCGACAAATAACCCAGGTCTTCCAGGAAGTACCGACACTTCCTCGGCAGAAACAAATTATAATTCTGATGGAACTTTACAACAATGGGAAAATACCGTTACGGCAACGACTAAAAATTTAACTACAAATACAGTAACAAATTTAACAACAAATACTACAACATCTACTACAACAGTAAATACACATACAACAACAACAATAGCAAGATTTGTTGATCCTCTTGCCCAAACATTCGCTGTCGCTGGAAATGTAGAGGCTCCATCACCAACATCATCAAATGACGATGTAAATGGAGCATTTTTAACTGCGGTCGACTTATTTTTTGCCAAAAAAGATGATGCAAATGCTCCAGTAAAAGTTGAAATAAGAACGACTGAATTAGCAACACCAACAAGAATTGTAATTGGAAATTCGGTCACATTAAGACCATCTGAAGTTAGTATTTCAGATGATGCATCAATTGCAACGAAAGTAACTTTTGACGAACCAATTTATTTACCACCAGGAAGAGAATATGCCGTTGTAATTATTTCAGAAAATAGTGATAAGTATGAATTGTGGACTGCTGTTAAGAATGGAAAAACTGTAAATACAAAACAACTTCCTGGTCCAGACAATGTATTATATGCAAAACAATTTTCAATGGGAAGTTTGTTTAAATCACAAAATGGTTCAATATGGACTGCAAGTCAAGAACAGGATTTAAAATTTAAACTATACAAAGCCAATTTTACATCTCCCACTGGTACTGCATTTTTCTATAATCCAACATTAAATGAAAGTAATGGATATATTCAAAAATTAGGAAATAATCCAATCACAACATTTCCAAAAACAGTAACACTTGGAATTACAACAATATCTCCTTCAAATACAGCATTAATAACTGTTTTAGGTAAAGGTAGAAAAATTGCAGGAACAAATAATTCTTATGGATATGTAATTGGAACTGGAAGTTCTGTATCGACAGTAGTATTAACTACTGGAGGAAGTAATTATGTTACAGATGCCAATGTAAGCACCTATAATATTACTGGAAATGGTTCTGGTCTTGTTTTAAATATTACAGCAACCGCTGAAACAATTACTGGAACACCAGTAATTGTAAATCCAGGAAATGGATATGCGGTTGGAGATGTTGTTGGAATTGTAACTGCCACTGTTGGCACCGGATCTTCAGTTCGTGGTAGAGATGCAAGAATTACAATTTCAGCAATTTCCGGATTAGATACATTATATCTTGGAAATGTTCAAGGACAAACCTTTGCATCCGTTGGTGTGGCATTAACTTATTATGATAATAACGGAACATTAGTTTCTCTTGCAAGTACCACGATTAGAACCGCTCCCGTGAACGGATCAAATCAAAATTCTGGAAATTATATGAGAATAAATCATTTTGATCACGGGATGTATGCAAATAATAATATAGTCAGAATTAGTAATGTTGAATCTAGCACGGCACCTGTTCCTTTAGTTTCGACATTAACTTCTTCATCCGCATCCATTTCTGTTGCCGCTGGGGATACTTCAAACTTTGGAATATTTGAAGGTATTTCCGTAAGTGAAAATAATCTTGGTTATGTAAAAATTGGAAATGAGATTATTAAGTATAACGGTGTTGGAAGTCAAACCTTAACAGGTATTACTAGAGGTATTGATTCAACAATTCAAATTGATCATGACCAATCTTCTCTAGTATATAAATACGAATTAAATGGAGTTTCTTTAAGAAGAATTAATAAAACTCACAATATTAGTGATTTTGATATTGGTATGGATGGATATTATGTAGAAATAGATAGAATTACCGGTGGAATAGACAGAAGTGTAGATGGAATTCCTGCATCAATGCCACAGTTACAATTTGCATCAGAAGGAACATTTGGGGGATCTAATGTTCTTGCAACAGAAAATATTCTATACAGTTCTATAGTACCAACATATGATCTGATTACTCCAGGATCAAAAACATCAGTTTCTGCTAACATTAGATCTGTAACTGGAACAAGTGTTGATGGAAGTGAAACATCATTTTCGGATAATGGATTTGAACCAATTCAATTAAATTCTTTAAATACTTTAAAATCAATAAGAGTTATCTGTTCTAAAGAGAATGAAACAGAATATTTGAGTGGTCTTGCTAGAAATAAATCTTTTACCACAGGAATTACATTAAGCACAACGGATCCAAATTTATCTCCAATAATATTTCTAGATACTGCATTTACTGAGTTCATTTCAAGTCGTTTAAATAGTCCTATTTCCGATTATTCATCAGATAATAGGAGTAATTTGATATTAGATGATCCACATGCTGCAGTATATGTCTCGAAAGCAGTTAAATTAGTCCAACCCGCAACCTCTTTAAAGGTTATTCTATCAGCATATCGTCACGAATCTGCCGACTTTAGAGTTCTTTATAGTTTGTCTCGTCCAGATTCGAGTGAGATTGATCAATCATTCGAACTCTTTCCTGGATATGATAATTTAAAATATACCACTTCGGCAGGATATTCTGTTTTAGATTCATCTAAAAATAGTGGAAGGCCAGATAATTTTGTATCTTCAAGTTTAGATAATCAATTTAAAGAATATGAATTTACTGCTGATAATCTTAGTTTGTTTAATGGATATGTTATTAAAATAGTAATGTCAGGAACTAATCAGGCATATCCACCAAGAATCAAAGAACTTAGAACAATTGCAATAAGATGATAAGAGTAAAGGGTCACCAAAATCTTTATAGAGATGAAAATAGTGGTGCAATAGTAAATTGCGATTCTGTTGCATATAATCAATATCTAAATACTCTACATAATAAAGATTTTCAAAAAAAAGAACTTGATAAAATGAAACAGGATATTGATGAAATTAAAACACTATTAAAGGAGTTGATTAATGGATCCAAATGAAATTGAATTGAAAACTATTAACAAGTTATTTGAATATGAAAAACAAAATAGACTTATTGATAATTTAAATGAAGAACAGTTAAAAGATTTTTGTAAATTATACTGCAAATTATATTTAAAACAACAAGAAACTATTTCTTTTCTTGGAATTAATCCTTTATAAATATGTTTAAGGAATACATAACAAAAAATGTCAATATATGTATCTAACATAGTAATTGAACAAGGATTTTCATTCAAAACTTTTTTTGAGTTAGTTAATCCAAAAACAGATTCTGAACTTGATTTGACAGGTAGTTCAGTAGAATCTAAAATTAGAAAAAACTATGGAAATTCGACATATGCATCCTTCGCATCTAGTATTATAATTCCAGAAACTTCTGGAATTATTTCATTGTCATTAACTGCAAATCAAACAACATCATTAAAACCCGGAAGATATGTTTATGATGTAAAAGTATCTTTTGATAATAGTGGAGAAAATGTATTTAAAGTTGTAGAGGGATCTGCAATAGTTAGATCCGGAGTGACAATATAATGCCAAATATATCAGATAGAATTGGATCCGAAAACGTAATTAAAGTTTTATCAAGATCATCATCATCTCCTATTTTAGTCTCATCAGGAATTAGTACCAGAGGATCTGCATATTTCGACACAAATGGAAAACTCACAAGTACAAATAGTCCAGAAGTTGGAACCGCAAGTACTTCAAATCTTATTTTGACTACGAATGCCTCCAATGTTCCGGTCTGGACTGATACTTTAGATGGAGGAACATTTTAGTTATCAATAGTGAAGTTGATGTGAATATATTAGTTAATCTGTATAATCAAAAAATTTCGGTATTGACAAATCAAAATATTTTATTAGAACCAAAGATACAATCACTCACTAAAGATTTTGAAGAACAAAAAAATCTTTTATTAACAGAAAATTTAAATATTCAAAATAAATACGATGAATTAAAAAATTCTAAAAAAATAGAAAAATAGAACAATGACAAAACCATCAACTCGACAAGGACTTATAGATTACTGCCTAAGGCGTCTAGGTGCCCCTGTATTAGAGATTAACATCTCCGATGACCAAATAGATGATTTAGTAGATGATGCCATTCAGTACTTCAATGAGCGCCACTTTGATGGTGTTGAAAGAATGTATTTAAAGTACAAAATAAGTCAGAATGATATTGATAGAGGAAGTGCAAAAAATACGAATGGTGTTGGAATTGTTACAACAACAGGGACATCTAATATAACAGGATATGGAACTACAACATTTAATTTTTATGAAACTTCGAATTATATTCAAGTTCCAGATTCAGTTATTGGAATAGAAAAAATATTTAGATTTGATACTAGTTCAATTTCTGGAGGAATGTTCAGTATTAAATATCAGTTATTTTTAAATGATTTATATTATTTTAATTCAGTTGAACTTTTACAGTATTCAATGGTTAAGAGTTATTTGGAAGATATTGATTTCTTACTCACAACAGATAAACAAATTAGATTTAATAAAAGACAAGATAGATTATATTTGGATATTGATTGGGGAGCACAATCTGTTGGAAATTTTATAGTTTTAGACTGTTATAGGGCACTTGATCCAGAATCATTTTCACAGATTTATAATGACAGTTTTCTTAAGAGATATTTAACGGCCATTATCAAAAGACAGTGGGGGCAAAATTTGATTAAATTCAGAGGAGTTAAACTTCCTGGAGGAATTGAATTAAATGGTAGAGAACTCTATGAGGATGCTCAAAGAGAACTTGACGAAATTCAAAAAAGAATGGCAATGGACTATGAACTTCCTCCATATGATTTTATTGGATAATGGCACTCAATCCTTTCTTTTTACACGGAACTTCATCTGAACAAAGATTAGTTCAAGATCTTATAAATGAACAATTGAGAATGTATGGTGTCGAAGTTGTTTATATCCCAAGAAAGTTTGTAAATAAAAAAACAATCATTGAAGAAGTCACTTCCTCAAGGTTTGATGATAATTTTGCAATTGAGGCATATCTGAATAATTATGATGGATATAGTGGTCAGGGCGATATTCTTACAAAATTTGGAGTAAGTCTAAAGGATGAATTATTAGTTACAATTTCTAAAGAAAGATTTGAAGATTTTATTTCACCATTTTTAGAAGTATTAGATGATGGAACAGAAGAAAGTGATATTATACTTTCAACTAGGCCAAGAGAAGGAGATTTAGTATATTTTCCATTGGGAGAAAGACTTTTTGAGGTTAAATTTGTAGAGCACGAAAATCCATTTTATCAGTTGGGAAGAAATTATATTTATGAATTAAAGTGTGAATTGTTTGAATACGAGGATGAAATTATTTCTACATCTATTGAAGAAATTGATACACAAGTCAAAGAAGAAGGATATATTACAACATTAAATTTAATTGGTACTGGTGTAACCGCATCAGCGGTATCATCAATTTTAGGTTCTGTACCTTCAGGATATGTAAAGGAAATTTTTATAAACAATGATGGTAGTGGTTATACATCAACTCCTGTTGTTGCCATAAGTAGTTCTCCAACAGGAAGTGGTGATAGAGCAACAGCAGTGGCAATAACCACAGTTAGAGGAGGTATTCGTTCTGTTGAAAGAATATATTTGACAAATGCGGGTGCGGGATATGTAAATCCTCCAATCATAACCATTTCTGGTGGTGGTGGAGTTGGTGCTGCTGCAACTTGTTCTATTGAAACCACATATAAAGGTGTGGTTAAATTTATAATTACAGATGGTGGAATTGGATACGGAACAGCACCAATTGTTACAGTCTCTGCTCCAGGAGAACTTATAATCAGTGGGATAGGTCAAACTGCGATTGGTATTGCATCAATTGGATATGTTGGTTCAAATGTAAGTCCTTCTGTAAAGTCGATTTATGTTTCTAATCCCGGATTTGGATATACCACAACTCCAACTGTTACGATTGCCAATCCAGAAACAATCACCGGATTTGGAACATATTTATTTAATGAAATTGTAATTGGATCCAGATCAAAAACAAGAGCCAGAGTTAAGAATTGGGACAAGGATGGAAATATTCTTAAAATTTCAAATGTTGGAATTGGTGTTACACAACTTGGATTTTTTCCAGGAGAAACAATTACAGGAACAGAATCGGGAGCACTATATACAGTTGAAACCTTTGATAAAAACGATACATATAATAAATATAATCAAAATGATGAGATTGAGGAGGAAGCAGATATCATTTTAGATTTTTCAGAATCAAATCCATTTGGAAATTA